TAACGACATAAAGTATGCCATCAATAACAGTTCTTCTATCGGCTGGTGGCCGACCTCTAGTACCTAGTTGCCACTTAGTCTTTGGGAGTAAAGGTGTTAACACTGCCCATTGTTTATCAGTCAGATCCGTTGGATAATACATTGTGGCTCTTTTTTTGTTCCCTGTTTGTTTTTGGTGAAACTAATGGTAAACAGAAGAAGAGTCCATTCCTATCTTCTTGAAACTGCTTTGTGCTTAATGATTAACCTTTTACTTAGACATCTGTATATTTTTTGATTTTTGAGACACGTTCTTAGGCCATATCGGGTCCTACTCCAAAGAGCTTGGCGCTCACGTTCACGCTGCCATGCGGATGAATTGAAGTTGTGCTCAATAGTGCCCACATTAGAAGCTCCCTGTCGTATGATGTCATTCACTAGACCATTTACAGAGAGACCTGCAACACCACTCTCAGACGCACTTACACGAGCCTCAGCGATACGTTTTCGAGTCTCATGCTGCACACGGATTTGTTCTTCTGTTGAAGCGTCGTCTTCTTCTGCTTCTTGTATATTTAATTGAGTTGACTGATTTTTATAGTCAGCAAGTAAGGCTTCATTTTGCCTGTTTTGATTATATTCATTTAACTCTTCTTGCCACTTGGCTTGCCTACTTTGTTCTTTAATACTGTAGGCAGTGGCAGCAGCATTAATTCCTGCAAGTATTAAAGTGGGTTCACACATCTGATTCTTTTAAAAAGTGGAATGGGATAAAGAGGTGCTTATCAAAGTGTATTTCTTTTTCAAACGTTGCGCCTAAATACTTAAGCCAACGAATAGAAACTGAGTTTTCACTATGTACCACATTAGAAAGGTATGAGTATTTTTCAAGCCATCGACGAATAACAACTTTTCCCCAGTGACACACAAACTTTTTATTTTTTTCTATCTCATAGCTACCTAACATCCATGGCACAATCGCATGGCCCACATCATTCAGACCAAACATAGCTAGTATTTTCCCGTCTTTAAGCACAGTGTGACATTCTATGTTTGAGTTTAAGCCTTCAAGTAAGGCATCTAAGGGTTTAACCCCAAGTGCCTCTAACTCATTTTTATCCTGTTCTCGCATATTAGATGCAAGCTCATAACAATCTTTTTTCTCTGGTTTTCTTATCTCAATCAAATACGCTGACTCCTTCTGTGAAATTTAGCGGTCCACTGTGCAGACTGAAAGGTTAATGGTAAGTGTGACGCAGACTCTAAGGCTATTTCGACACTCCTAGCTTCTGCTTGAATATTAAAAGAGAATTTCCCACTCTCTATGGGAACTCGTGAAACACGATTGCGTGTGGACCCAATTAAACGACCTGTAAATGTGTAGGTTCGCTCAGGGCGAGCTTCAGGTTTAACCTTAACCTGAAAATATCCTGTATCAACATAAGACACTGTAAATCGTTTTAATTGAAGACGACCACTTAAAATAGCTACCTTATTAGCATCTGTAGCTACTTGCTCTGAAAAGAGATAACGGAAGGTATAAGGAATACCAATGTAGCAATCCTGAGCTGCACCATGGATAAAGAAGGTGTTAAGACTCTCGCCCTCATAAATATTTCCATTAATATCTACTGCAAGTAAACGAGTATCTGTGTAAGGCAACGCTTTTCCTTGAGCTATAAAAAAGCGTCTATCTAAGAAAATATCTGTGTGAAAAGAACGTGCTTCAGGTTCACTTGTTCTTGTTAAAGGAATACGCTCAAGACAAACACCATCTTTGCGGTCTACGACAAGTACAATATCTGATTCCATGAAGCTTGCTGCTAGAATAACTCCATCTAACTTCCAGCGTGACCATGAGCTTTGCAGCTTCTCATTTCCTTGCCAATAATAAGAGTAAATATAGAGTGTACTTGGGTCTTGGTCTGTTACGGTGAGGAGCATGTCCTCGTTTGATGAAGCTGATAGGTGCCTTACACTACCTTGAATATACGTGGGGCAGTGAGAGGTAATATCAGCAGCATCATTTACCTTACTTTCTGGGTCAACAAAGTATTCCCTTATTCCTGCTGCATTGCCCCGCTTCGTTGAGAAATAAACATTTTTCCCTGCACCTACAGGTTTAGCTTTTAACTCACATTCAAAACGGGTGGTGACATCTACAGAAATATCATCAGGTGTTAATCTGTCTTGTCCTCGAATAATAAATTGAGTTAAATCTGAGAAGAGCAGTAAGGTCTCATTAAAGGGAACTGCATGCCTCAATAAGGAAACAGTGTCATTTGTAACTGCAACATCAATCGGGTGTGTCTCAAGGCTCTGGACTACAGTTGTTGGGTAGAAATTATAGTATGCGCCAAGTTCACTGAAGATAATATTTTCATCAGAGAGTAGACCCAACCTATTTTTAAAAAAGAAAACATCGCTAATGGCTTTATTAATAAAAGAAGGTTCAGGCGCTGTATCCTCATCACCCGCTTTTCTTCCGTCCCATTCAATCGATTCAAACGTAAAGGTGCCATCAGCATTTGAAACTAAACGGTGAGGCATGGTGTTTGGTGCAGGTCTTCTGTTCAGTCCTGGCTTAGCGACTTCAACCCAAGAGCCACTGGTATTTTCATCTCCAGTATTTTCTTGGTACTGAACATAATAGTCATCAGCAGTAACCCCATTTTCACCTGCAACCTTAATGGTAAATCCATGGAAACATGTAGCAGGTAATTGCGTAAATGTTTGAACACGACCTTTACAAGCAATTAATGCTTTATCACCCAAGCTGTCGCTGCACGTTAACGTAAAATCATGGTCTGCCTTTTTAGCTGTAATAGCAATGACATTAGATTTAAGGGCAATTGTATATTCAGCGCTGAACTTAGTGTTTAACTGTTGGTATAACTTGGACGCAATTGTTGAGGTTTGAACACTTTCCCTATTTTTATCATCTGTTTGGCAACTAGCGACTTCTAGATTATTTATAAAGATTTTATAGGTAGTCCCATAATCCCTTACTCTAACATGAACAATACCTGTTTTATTTTTACTACTTGGTGCTGGGAGGACATCACCATTAGGGCTTCGATAACCTATTAGTCTTGTATTTGCACCTGTACTAATGATGCCACTGATAGGACGCAAGGCACAGTGAGGATTAACCTTTCTGTATTTTCGTATATTATCGTTCCTGCCACCCCAGTAACCTTCTCTATCCCATGTAAGGTAACCTGTAGCACATGCCTCATATACACTGTAAGGAGCTTGAGTTTCACCTAAAGGTATTTCTACAGTGAGTCCATTATTTACAACGTGCACATCTAGGTCAGCACTGAGCTTAGCAGCAAGAAAGGAAGCAAAACCTGAGGCTCCTCCACCTTCTGCAGAGTAAGAATATAGTCGACCATTTACACGCACTCTGTACATGGACCAGCAACGGAACCACTTCCAATTATCCCACAGTTCATCTTTATATCCTGGCTCAATGGGCTTTATGGTTATTGTTTGGTACTTCTGCTTTACAGGAGTTAACTTTAATTCTTCTGTTGGGTCATAAGCTCGTGTTGCTCGTGTCTTGTTAACAATAAAGGTATGGTCTGCGACTGTGACAGCAGAAAAAGCTGTTGTAGCATCGTGAGCTTGTAAATAATCTGTGCCATTTGGTTTTAATACAGAACGCTCTCTACCCTTTAAATCAAAGACTTTAATATCGCCATTAATAATGACTACAACATATTTTTCCCACTTGTCTCGGTTAATCGTATAGACAAAGGAGCCTGTTAAGCTTTTATCAAGGATGCGAGCTAAGTGTTGAGTTCCTGGTCTCTTCTGTAAACCATAAACCACACTTGATAGAGCATTTACTTGTTCTTCACACTGAGATGGTAAACGTATACCTGAAGGTTGCTGCGAAACACCATTAATTAAATTTGGAATTGGCTTTTCGATAAGCACTAAAATAAATCCCGTTGTAAATCATATTTCATGGGTCCTTTGAAGATGTTGTACTTTTCTGTGTCTACCTCTTGAATAAATAAGAGCCTTGCTCGTTCTTCATCATCCTTTTGGTAACCATGTAAATCATTGGCACCTATTGTACGGTCCTGGAAAATACGAGCTGCACGCAAGGTAATGTAGTCTTGTGCGACTGTGGGTAAGTCATCAAAGGGAAGCTTTAATACGAGGTCTACAGTAATACTTGAAGTAAATGTAAATGAGCTGGAGTGGCAATTATAAAGTCTATCTGCTCTCACTTTTACTTCTTCATTATCAATAAGGGTTCCTGTTACTTTTAGGGTACCCTCAGGTAAATAAATATAACCATCAATGTCACGGGATAACCTAAAGTTTCTCTCAGTATTAAATGGATATCCTATGGCTTGGACCCGCTCACTTTCTTGGTCTAATAAGTCTATAGCTACAGCAGCTTCTAAAAGGCCACTATCGAGGGATGTCACAGGACTTTCCCCAATTGACTGCAGCATCTCATTAATTGCTCTTAATACTTTTATGCTCATATTATCCTGAGTAAAAAAAGGGAGCACGAAGCTCCCAAGGTTTAACCTGCCTTATTAATTGTCATTGCACAGGCTGGACGTAGAATGTTGTGTCCCATGGCATATTTAGCTACATAGAGCCAACCTTGGCGTGACAACTGATATTCACTCTCTGTTTGTAGGTCCATCAATTTAACGGTACATACGGCACTAGGAGATAGAATTAATGCTGCTACCTTAGAGTAATCCGCTCGGTATGCATTAGGGCGTACACGGGACTCTGGTGTACCCTGAAGACCAGCCGTTTCATCAATGGTAGGTAAGTTATTCGTTTTATAGAGTTTAAATCCTGCAAGCTCTGCAATTGTGCCTTTTGCTACAGAACCTTCACCACCTACATCTCGGTGAATGTGGATAAGTTTAGAAATATCGGTATCGTTAAAGAGGGCGTAATAAGTGGTTGGACTCAACAAGCAATAAGCTTCTTCATCAATATCTTTTTTATCTCTTTCTTCTGCTGCCTGCATAAGTGCTGCAAAAAGTTTTGAGGCTTTAAGTTCATCACCTTTTGCTTTCAGGTTAATATTATTTGTAAAAGTCTCACCTGAAACTGGTGTTAAACCTGCAGCGATAGATGAAGCTTCATCAGTGATAGCAGCAGCCTTACAGCCCATACGCATAATATTTCTATCTGCAGTATTAGCTAGGGCATTGGCACATTCAGCAGAATAAATAGAACGTACATCATAATGGTTCATGGCTTCATCTAAGTTATCAATAAAGACGGGACTAATCAGAAGTTCATCAATGGTTACGATGCGCTTAGCGTGTGCTAGAGGGTCTGCCTCAATTTCTTGACCTGGAATATGGTATTTAGCACCTGTGGTACCTACTAAGGGGAAGGAGAAAGAGCGTCCGTTCTTGATGGTTTTAACTTTATGTTTACCCATCATAATATTTTTCTTTTTAAAAGCTCTTAGTACTTCTTCAGCAAAAAGCTCCTGGAAAAGCTCGCGCTTATCACCAGTCTTATTTTCTTGCCCTGTAAAAGATACGGTTTGTTGTAAAGGAAAGTTTGTTGTCATTTTGCTCCATTGCGGAAATGTGGTGCTGCACAGGAGGCAACACCGGAAGGATTATTTAGATATTATTAGGAGGGAAATTAGCGGGTCTTACGTGCACTAATGGTGCGCATCATTTTAGCTTCTACTTCCTTTGTGTAACTCTCATTTACACCATAGCGTGGGTCTGCCATAGCTTCTTGGACATCATCACTTGAAAGGAATATATTGCTCTGTGAGAGAGCCTGAGAGCCGCTATAAGACGTTATTTGCATTGAACCATGTTGAGCTTCGTATTTAGCTTTCAACCCATTAAGGGCTAAGGAGAGCTGGCTCATGTCTCCACTTTCAGTTAACTTGTTGTATGAATCAATTTCTTCAGCTTGTAGATTGCTTGCAGCCCATGTGAGCAATTGACTTAGGTTTTCTTCTCCACCCACAAGGTTATAAATTGTATTCATCTGCAACTGTTCAGAAGCTTGTAGCCCCTGAATATGTGCTTCAACAATGTTACGAGGAAAGCCTGCCTCAGTTAACTTTTGGTAACTTTGTTCAGAGAGCTTACCTGCTGCTTCGTACTCTTCTTGGAAAGTATTAAAGTCCAGGCCAGCTTCTTCAACCATGCTTTTTACTTGGTCATCTGAAACCTCAGTATTTTCCTGCTCAGGCTCACTCTTAGCTTTACTCAGCTCATTATAAGCAGTTACCAATTCATCAACCGAGGTAAAGCCTTCAGGTAACGAGGGTGCCGTACTTTCTTGTTCCTGGCTTTCTACTTGCACTTCTTCACTCAAATTATTCTCCTTTAGTCATGTTATTCGCTACAGGTCCTGAGGCACGCATTGCCATTTCCTGCATCATTTGTTGTTGCATTGCTTCTTGAGCTTGTGCTGCTTCTTCTTTCTTCTGCTCCTCACTCTTAATAAGACCCTTGGTGTCTATTCCTATGGAAGCTGCAAGCCTAGCCATGTAATCGCTAAGGTTTAACTCACGCCCAATTGCTTCAGGACCCAAGGCTTCAAGGTAACGTAAGAAAGTGGTTAATTTATCTAAGTCCTGTCCACGTCCTAATGCCTCAATACCTGTAGTGATAAAGGGTTTAACTTTATTAAAGAGTGGTGGGATTTTATTTTGCCGCTGAAGACTTTTTAAAATTAAGCGAACAATAGGTAATTGAAACTCCTGACTCAAAATTGAATAGACCCCACCCAAGGCAGTCTCTAACTCTTGAGCCATGAAACGTATTTCTTCTGCAGTGACACGCTCAGCATCTCTTTGCACACTGCTATTCATGAGAAATGCTGAAGATAAACGCTGAGTTAATTGCTGCAGTGTATCGAGGGCCACTCTAAAATCAGCAAATTTATTTAATTGCAGGATATCGACATCATTAGCATCGCCATTGATAACAGCCCCATTCTCAGCTTTTTCAATGTCTTTTCTTTTAGTAACACCATTAGGATGTACCATTAATAAGAGACGTGAGGACGCAACAGAACCTTCTACAATAGCTTTTGAGAGCTTCTCTGTAGAATATAAATCGCCATAGTATTGCTCCACATAGGAACGACCATACGATTCACCATCAACAACAATGAAACGTAAAGGAATCCAAGGTAAACCATCAAGAGGAAATTGTGCTCTTGTATTGGGTAATTCCTTCCCTGCAATTTCCTCATAAGAGACCCACTTATTCCCTTCACGTTTAATATGTCGATATAAGTTAAGTGCCTTCTGTGTGGATAATTCTTCTTTTTTATTTTTATCCTGTTCTGCTAAGTAGATAAGAATACTTTCAGGTAACACAGAAGGGCTTACCGCCTCATGAGTAATAATTTCTAATACATTACCCATGGGGTCCCTTGAAACAACATACGATGATAGATGAAATACACGAGCCTTATTCTGTTTGGGGTCCAGATAGAGCAAGGTATTACCTGAGCAGACTAAGTGCTTTAATGCTTCATAACAGGCAACACGAAGCGCCATCTGCTCTATTTCACCCATTACTTGCCATTCAATGGCTGAGAGAGCCTGCTCAACTTTGCCTTTATCTTCAGGGTTAACTTGTACATCTTCTGCCACCTTTAATCTGAAAAAGGGAGCATTAGGTGGAAGTAAGGTTAATAGGAAACGAGCTGCTAAATAATTTAATGCTCTTGCACCAATAGATTGATGTGGTGTGGAAAAGATTGTGTTACCTGTGGTTCCCTCAGGGGGAACTAAGGTTGGGATTGTCAGGGTTGCACATTTACGTGCTCTCTCTAAAAATGGACCCCTTTCTGCCTTTATTTTTTCATAACGTGCCTTTGCGGTATTTTTATTTAACTCCACACTTTAACCTGTTGGTAAATTTAAGCCTGCCCCTGAGCCTCCTACACGGGTAGCTCTGTTAATACGTAAAGATGAACGTCCACTCTGCTTTTTAGCCTTCTTAGCTGCAGGGGAATTGGCATTGCCTTTATCTGTTTCTGCTATTTGAGCTGGAGCGGGTGCTGGTTCTGGAGGAGGCGGTGGAGGTGGTGGTGGCGGCGGAGGTGCTGGAATTTTGGGACGTTTAGATGAACACATTGCGGATTAAAAAGATTCCTCCTCTTGTTCTTTGAGTTTAAATAAAAGTAAATCGATTAGGGAACGACGACCTGCGTCATACATTATTTTTTCTAAGCTATCGTTGGGTTTAGGAGTGGGGAAGGTAAGGGACTGGTCTAGGTAGGTGATTAGCTCTTTATGCGGTAGAAGACTTATATTCATTATCTACCTTATGTACAACGAAGCGTTCAACTGAGCCATCTTTAAGGAAGTGCTTTAATTCCATCTCTGTTTGCTTAGCTAAAGTTTCAGAGATTAACTGCATAAAGTTAACAGCGGTAATTATTTCCTCTTTCTTTTTCTTCTTTGCCATTTTTATCTCCATCTAAGGCATCAAGACAGTAAAGGGCATGAATAGCGTAATGACAGATTTTATATAAGTCACTTCTGTTCATGCCCTTTTTGTCACCAAAGCGGTCTGCATATTTAATAATGTTACTTATTGAAAAGTGCAGACCACGCTCAGGCTTTGAGTAAATGAGTTCACCTGTTTGAACCTTTTTAGAAGCATAGTGTTGACTATAGGTCTTATCTATATATTTCCTTATTTCAGACACATACGTACTCTCATTAAACGAGTAGCTTATATGCTTACTCAAGTTACCTCCACTTAATTTTTCAAAGTGACTGTAATGGAATAAACGGGATACACCGTCAAGGCTTACCTGTCCTTCCTGATTAGATAAAACTGTGTAAACACGATTTGGATGAACCTCAGTAGGCCAACCATGCTCTTTACAAAGCTGCAGGTATTCATCTTTAACACCTACTTTATCGCCTTTTTTAAAGCTCAATCGTTAAATTCCTCAAAGCCAAACTCAATTACTTTAAATACACCTAAAGTAAATACAAACGTTATCGCGAAACATATCATGAAGATTTCCATAAAATTACCCTTTTAAGTTTAAAGTCATAATCACATGCTCTTAATATTCGAGCACAACGAGCCTGCTGAATTGCAATGTCTTCAGATAAACCATTTTTTTCATAACAAGATACGACAGTTTCCCACATAGAACTCGATGGAACCTTCTGCCACCTTATTTCTGAAGTCCCTTTGCGTGGACCTGATTTAAAGGTATGTTCATAAGGTTCAAATTTAAGTCTATCTGAGAGTAGCTCTTCAGCGAGAGAGTTACCTACATTTGGACAGCCTGGATAACCATCTGCAATATCACCTGTTAAGACTTGCTTCATGAAGAAACGGTCAGCCTCCGATTTGGAAATAAATCGTGGCTCTAAATCTTTTGCAGGATTAAATAAGTAGGAGTCCCCTATAGTTTGCATGTCTTTATCTTCAGATACAATTATTTTTTTGTAATTAGAATGAAACTTAGACCAAGTTGCCAAAATACCCATCACATCATCAGCTTCTAATGAGGGCCTTTTAAAAGATGTATAATTATTTATAGCGTATTCGACAATGGCTGGGTAGGAACATGGCTTAGGAATATCCTTTCTGTTTCCTTTATATTGCGGATAAATTGTCTTACGAAAATTGTCCTTATCAGTCAGGCACATAATAACTTTATCTAATTGACATGCTTTTTTTATATACCTAACTTTTTCCTCAAAGATTTCTCTAACTACATTAAAGTCTGCATGGAAGGTCCACCAGTCGTCCCCCCAGTTAATTGACTTTTGAGCTGCTGATGCAGCCTGAAAACAAAGTATGTCCGTGTCGAGTAGACCCACACGGTTAGTACTCAAATGTTAAACTCCCGTCTGTACTGTCATAATAAATTTTGTCTACATAGAGTAACCCTGAGCCACAAAATGGTTTAGTTGTATCATCTGTATGTAGAATGGCATCATCAGGAATGTCTGCCTCAGCAATAAACTTTTTAAGGTCACCTAATGTAATTACGCCATCTGTAGTAAATTCAATCATGTTAGTTCCTGTTAATTTTTAGTTATAGAAAATATGATTTCCAATCTGTACCGTTCTGGTTAAAGAGTGGGTCCAGTATGGTTGGATAAGATGTGAGTGGTAATGAGTTGCACCCTTGGTTAAATTTAGGTTCAACCCATTTAGTACTACTTGAGATAAAAGAGCGGATAATTCAGCAGACTCCCTATCTTTCATAAGGTCTGGGATATCATCATGTGTCCAAGAAAATTGCTTATTCTGGTAGACCACTTGGCACACTTGATTAGGCCATTGAGGACTTTTCACTCTATTCATTGTTACTTCAGCAACTGCAAGCATACCCGCAATGCCTTCGCCTCTCGCTTCGTGATAAAGGTTAAGCTGGAGGCATTTAATGTCAGATAATGGTTGAGTTGAGGATAGGGAAGGATTTAATAAAAGTATAAATATGGTGTTAAGTAAAAGCGTGTTATCTCCTTATTATTACTTCTAATGAGTATCAGCCCAAGTTAAACCAATGTCATAACTTGCTTTCAGAGGACACCTAAATTTAAAGACCTCCTGAACTCTCACCATGGCTTGCTCACAGTACTTCCCTATTTCTTCAGCGACCTGCTTATTACGACAGGCAATTTGCACTTCGTCATGGACCCAAGCACAGAAGGTAAAGTCACCATTCCAGCTATGTAGTAACCCATTCACCTTGCACAAATCTTCAATTTCTAAAAGCCATCGTTTACATATCAAGGCACCTGCTCCTTGTAGTAAGTAGTTAAGTGCTGCATGTTGAGAAGAACAATAAATATGGCGTCCATCTAGACCGATGAGGTAGCCACGCTTACTCACAGTAGCTTTAACGTTATCTAAAAGGTATTTAAGTGCAGGTAAGTTTTTTAGGAATCGCTTCTTAAACTGAGAGCCATACTTGCGGTAGAGATTTGGTGAGGCTTTGGGTTTAATTATTTCCCCAATCTTTTGGTCACCTGCGCCATAAAGGAAAGCATCGTTGTGTTGCGGACATATCGTATCCATATGCCCTCTCATAGTTTCCCATGAGACCAGACTATATCTTCACCCTCAGCTTTAACTGTTAGGGGCTGTGCGCTTCGAGTTCACTTGAACCCTACTCCTCTAGGATAGTCGTTGCACCTTCCTGCTATTTACAGGCTTGGCTCAGAGTTACCTTATTTATAACAACTTAGGCTTTCTCTGAATTCACACAGTTTTAATCGAGGGGTTTCCCCCAAGTCATCCAAATGTTTAGATGAATTTCTTAGCTATTTCATCACGGAAATAATTATGCTCAGGATTATGTTTATCTCTTAGCGTACCCTGAGGCACAAGACCCAATGCTTGCACATTCGCCCAGTGTATATCCCCAGATAAAATTTCATTGATGTAGCGTCCTTTATCATAACGTGCCATGTAATGAGCTAGGCAACGAAGTTCTAAACCATCAGCATCACTCCCCAACAAGAACCAGTTTTCAGGAACTGTAAACAGAGAGCGGCATTCAGGTCCATATGCAGCTCTTGTACTTGGTACTTGTGCAACGTTGGGGTCAGCGTGTGTGGCTCGCCCTGTGGCAGCTCCATTTGGATTCACTCGTCCATGGATGAAGCCCTCTTTTTCTAAACGGAGCCATGCGTTATCTCCTTCAGCCAACTGGCCTATTCGTTTATTAATTGTTAAATACTCACACATAGCTTTTGCATGAGGATTATCTAAGCGCCCTAAGACAGACTCATCTATTTTAGGTTGGCCCTTCTCTGTAAATTCTTTAGGCTTCCATCCGTAGAGTTGATTTAAACGAAGGGCTATGTGCCCTCGACTTGCAGGATTAAACGTTATCCGCTCATATGTCGTATAGGGTGCACCCTCAGTTATATCTGCTCTTACTGGGTCCTTGTAATTTACAGTTCTTTTTGGGTCCTTATCGGCAACTTTCTTATTCCATGAACCGAAGGAATTAATTAAGTCCTTTTTAATAGAAGCTCTTTTCTGTGCTAAGTCCTGATATAAATGAACAGCAGCACTCTTATTAAAATAGAAACCATTCTGCTCTTGCTGAGCCATTAAGGAAGAAATACGATTCTCATGGTATAAAGCCATAGTTGAGTAATTCTTTGATTCGAGCAGCTCCACAAGCTTTGTAGTGACAACAACGTCTTGCTTACAGTACTCAACCATTTCCTCACTAAACTCCTGCCAGTCTGTGTGTTCAGCAAAGGAGCCTTTGTATTCACCTAAGCGGTAACCCCAGGCTTTTAAGGAATGGGACCCAAAGAGCTTCTTGGGCAACGCATATTCCTTCTTCCTCGCTCGCTCGCTCAAAATCTAAATTTTTTAAATTGGAGTAAATAAGGCGGCTTTCTGCGAGGGAGTCTCTAAGTAGACCTTTAGGCTTCCACTTGGGGTAAAGCTTTTTTATGGCTAAGTAGTCGAACCAGAATCCGTTGTGGGCTATTAATTCGTCAGCTTCTTCAAGGATAAGTATTGCTTCACAGATATTATTAGGATGGAAACTGAGAGCTGTATGCTTTTGCTTATCGTAAACGGAAATGCAGTGAATTTTAGTTAAAGTCTCAAGTAGACCGTTAGTTTCTATATCGAATATTAATGATGACATTCATTTAATAACCCTGATTTTTCTTTGAGAAGAATACGTAGTTTATCAATGCCTTTAGGTGTCACTAAAGGTGTAATATTTTCATGAAAATATCCATAGTGGTCTGTCCAAGGATTCATTTTCACATCCATTAATCCTTGGTTTATTTTCGACTGATAAGGAATATTGTTTTTAGTGACCCAACCTTTTAACCTTAAAAAAGCCATTAATTTGTTCCGCCCAATACCTCCTATTAATTTTGCAGCTTTTTCAACGCTGGTTGCTTCTGGAGAAGCTACAATGTGGTCATGAAAATCTGCCTTAGGTTGCAGAGACTCAATCTGTTTATTAAGTTCTTGTACTCGTTCTAAAGATTGAGCTAAAAGCCCAGCAACATGTCCAGCATCACTCCAATTAATCTTGGTTAAACCATAATTGCCCGTTTTACGGATACAAGGAAGTACTTCTCCAACAACCCATTCCTCAAACCGCTGTGCTTCAGGTAACTTAGAGCGGATAATAAGTCGATATACATCTCGCTCGGGGATAATTGTTAACCCTCTTGGAGGTATTTTCAAACTCGGCGTTTCACCGAATTTTAGGCGTGACGCGGCTTTGCAGTGAGTTGCTATTGCATCAAAGGGGCGAGAGTAGCCTAACAGCTCCGCTATATCCTTAGCGATAAACCAAGGCTCTCCATCTTTATCAATGACACGGATAGATGAAGTTTTAAATTGGAAAGGAATGATTTTCATTGATTAAAAATCCTCTTGTTTATTTATATGATTATTAAAAGGACTCTCTTCCTGCTTCCTCCCAGTCTCAGGGTTATACACTAAGTCAAACGTTGTCCCTGTAGACTGGCCTGTATACCTATCCTTAAGCACCCTAAATATTGTTTTATTCTTTTCTTCATCCTCCTTTGCTTGCTGGTCCCTCTCAAGGGCAAAGGTAAAGTTGGCATATTGCACATTAGCCTTACCTCCTGCAAAATCATCGAGAGTTACACGCCCCCCTTCCTCATGACTCTTTTTCCCATCTTTTTTACGCAAGTGTGAAACATAATAAAGCGTAAATGGCAGCTCCTTATTTAAATCATTTAATCCACGCATAAAAGACTTAAGGACCTCCAACCCATTATTCTCGCCCACAGCATCTAAGATATACGTTATGTGGTCCAAGTAGACATGCTTAGCGCCATACCCTTCGACACCTAAACGTATATACTGCAGTATGTCCTCAGGCTCTGTGTTTCCATCTACGGAATACATGAGTAAATGTTTAGCTACGAGGGAGCGTGTTTTCAGGAATTGCTCTTGGTCAAACTGAGTGCCTGGAACATGGTATAACTTTGAGTCCACCTTCCCTGCTATCGTGTTTAAAGTGAGTTGCAGATTAGGTTCCTCAAGCAAGAAGGTCATGCACTTCTCACCGTGTACAGCTATGTTGTGCGCAATGTCTTCCTTGAGTAAATCTGTCTTCCCACAGCCTGTCCCTGAGCCAATGGCATACATCTCATGTACTCGCTTACCATAGGTAGCCTTGGTTAATGTGGGGAACGGCCATGATAGGCCCATCTCAGGCTCCTGGTAGCCCTTGAGAAGGACTTCTTCACCTGTGAGGATACATGAGGGCTTATAAGGCTTTGCGTCCCATATAGCGCCTATGATGAGTCCTGCTTCACCCGCGACAAGAGCTGCATTTGCATCCTTATACGGTAGAGGCGCTACACGAGCCTTGGACCCAAGTAGACGACAGGCTTCTTCTGTTGCTCGGCGTCCTGGTTCATCGTTATCAAACATGAGGATAACTTCAGTGAAGCCATCGAGGTAAGCCTTGTTCTCAATAAAGGTTCTTTTGACTGAGTCAGCACCGTTTGGGAGGGAGACTACAGGATACTTATTATTTTGCGCTTCAGAAACTGAGAGTGCATCAATTTCACCCTCAGTAATAATGAGTTTGCGCCCTCCGCTTCGCCATGCTTGCCACCCAAAGAAAGGAAGGTGTTGTGTATCACCCACAATGGTAAATGTTTTATCAGGAAAACGAATTTTTTGAGCTTTTACTGCTAATGTGTTTGGGTCAGTGTAATTAGCTATGTGAACAGTTTTACCTTTAAAGGTACCTACTTGATAATTTAATTTTTTACATGCATCAACATCAATACAGCGTTTCTTTAATGATTTAAATTGACCCTCAATCATTTTTTCTGGCACATACTTCTTAGCGCCTCCTTCACTGCCATCAGGTTTAATAAAGTATTTACACCCTGGGGTATAACAATGTGCATGCCCATCAGCATAAACTGCTACGTTATCTTTGGAGCCACACCGAGGGCATGGCTCACGTCTGACTACATTAGTGGATAAAGGCAAGATTATTTTTTTCCATTAGGTCCTTGGCTTGTTTCAATTCTCTAATGCGATTTAAAAAGTCATACCTAAATGTGTATGAATAATCTTTCTTCTTCTGCTGACTGATGACAGGTACTTTGTATTCCTTTGCCATGTGATGCATGATAGCTGCTAGACGGGTTATACCGTACATGCCTATAGCCTCATTACGTGTAATATGGCCGTACTTAAGAATATGTTCAGTAACCATCTGACGTTGTGTTTTATTTTCCATAGTTTTTATTCTTCAAAGGGGATTAATTGAAATTTAAGGCTTTCTTGTCCCTTCTTAACGACACGCTTCTGGATTAATAAGCGATATATCTTGTTATCGTTAAAACTGTATTTTTTCTGAAGGATATCAATGAAGGGTTTTAAAGCATTATCAATGTCAGCTCTTGAGTTACTGTAAGAAATCAGAAGTTTTAGCGTTAATTTACCTTCAGGAATAATTATGTCAGGTAGAACACTAAGTAAGGCTTCCTCGTAATCACGATACTTCTGACTTTTAACCTTACGGCCTAAGAATGCTTCATTGACTGAGAGGGGTTTGGTGTTAATTGTTGTCCAGGTAGGGTGCACTAAAAGTCTTCTTCTTCCTCCACTGGGTCCATGTCATCTTCAACCTCGATGTTTTCATCTTCAATGGTGAAACCTTCTTCTTCGTCTTCAAATCCATAGAAGGAAGCATTGGCTTGGAAGGCATACTCTTCTAATTGATAGACGCGAACAGCTTCAGGTTGCAGGGTAATACCTACGCCTGTTGAAGGGGCATACCAGTGATAGAAGACAGTTGAAATACGGACCTCACTACCTTGTCCAAGGATTTTATCTTCAGGTATTACATTGTTCTTTGTGTCATACAAAATGGGACGACGTGTAAATATGGTTCCATCTTTGCGTTTACCTTTGGCTTTAACCTTAAATTTAAAAACCACATTCCCAGTTTCTTCGTCTTCTTCAAATGGGAGGTCTGCTTTTTTAAGTTTCTTTTTACGTAGCTCTTGGCAAAGCTTTTGGTAATGCTCTTCGAATCTCTTTTCAATTTGAGCAATCAAGGGTTTTGCTGCTTCAGGTGAGATGATTAAACGAGCATCATAAACACCATCACTATCAAATTTGGTGTCAGCCTTATTCAAGTGAGGGTATGGACCCAAAATGCCACGAGGCGTAACAAAGTTATCTTTTGCCATATTATTTTTTATTCCTGTGCTTGTTCTTATTTAATTGCTTTTGTTCTAGTGCTTCTACGTCATAGCCTTCGGCAAGGAGCCTACTAGCAATATCAATAGGTAAAGGAATACCTTTATCCCAGTAATAGCGATAAGCACGCGTTAGGGGGGTCATGTAATTTCTCAGTTATTTTTATTTATTGCGGAGGGAAAGAAGGAAGAGGTGCTGAATTAAAGTTTCCCTTTAAGATAACTATACTTCTCAGCTAACCATTCACGACCTTTTGCTGTGACACGGGTATGCTGATAGGTCATGCTTCTTTCCCGACTAATTGAAGTTTTTACTGTAAAGTATTCTCGCTCCAAGTAAGGCTGATAAGGTATATTCTGTCCTTTAGCATTGTGCCTAAGGATTTTATCTTCCCGTAACCTCTGAATAAATTTTCGTGGTCTTAATCCTAGAAGTTTACCTGTTTCTTCTAAAGACTCTGTCCCTTGAGCTTCCACATATAAATCTACAAAATTAGCTTTAGGCTGCAACTCAGTGACTTTATTTTCCGCTAGAAGCCTCCCATCATATTCATCAGCCCATGCACGAGCAGCCTCTGCAGGATTTGAAAAGTTTGGTAGTTGTGGAGCCTTAAGTTCTCCTTTAACCACAGCTTTGAATGTTCGGATAACCTTTAAGTGGAATGAAGGACTTATCCACATAGCATATGCATAAACAAGTTCTTCACAGGCGTAAGTTCCCTGATTTAGACCACCTCGAATAACTTCAAGTGGTTGAATTTTAGGCGTTGCGCAAATTTGCGCATCGGTTATTTCATCAACTAAATCTTGGGTTTGCTTATTCCTAAGCCAAAGTTGTGGGCGCTGTAATGGGTCTCCCCCAGCGGCCTTATGTAAATCATTAAGACAGAAGCGTCCTTGTGTATCTTGCTTAATAGAAATGCTGTCGATGATGATTGGAGTTAAACCTTGATTAGACATAGAGTTAATCCTTGAGGTTACTTAAAGTAAAAACTTAGGTATGAAACTTAAGGGATGAATCTTTCGGGGTATCTAAACGGGTCCCTAACTCTAGACCACGTCATTATTGGGCTGCACGTATATTAGAAAAAACAAAGCCGCGCTTTTATTTTTGAAAGGAAAAATAGCTAGAAGCCTTGATAAATCTAGGCTTGCAGCAAAGAAGGTTACAACACGCCCTTATTTGGAGCTTCAAAGTTTGCTTTTTTTCTGGCCCTAACTCTAGCCCTTACAATGACTGGGATAGACGTATATTAGAAAAATCAGGCCGCGCTTATAGCTAAGAGGAGTTCTGACAGATATTTCTATTCTTTCTTGTTATTGAAAGGACCTGTTAAGTAATGATTTATCTCACTTAAAAAGCTTTTTTCCTACACTTACTCACTCAGCGGATTGCTTAATAAATAACCAACGGATAGAATACCTCACCTTTTTTAAACTAGTAGCTTTCCTTTGATACGGAAATATCATGGAGTAGTACATGAGTTCAGCAGATAGTCCTTATTCCGCACCAAACTCAGATTTATCAACTGCAACTTATGGCCCAGAAGGTATTTATGAACTTCCTAGGTTTAGTGCATGGGGAGTATTTTTCTTATCTATAGTTACTGTTGGTTTTTATTATTACTACTGGCTTTATAGAAGAACACTTATAATTAATAGGGTATGCGACCACAAAATTTCAATGATTTTACCCCATATTATTTTAGTTTATATCGTAGTGTCTGCAATTTATGCTTTTTATTCAGGCTACTCCATTGCATACTCCTCATACGAACCACCGCTTTATCAGTATCTACAACCTGCAAATTATTTTTGTGCTTTTTTATCCTATATCTGGTTATTTGCTATAAGAAATAGAATTCACTATATGTGTATGTTAGAAAAGACAAATGTATTTTGGATAGGTAGATTCTTCACTGTTATTGGAAGTAATATTTACCTCCAGTATAAAATTAATCAAATGATAGACCACAGAACATTCTCATTTAATAAAGAGTTCGTTGCTCTGTGAAATACATAAGCTAAATATTAAAAGAGAATCCCAAGCCAGCTAACTGTTAACTTGGGGTTTTCTTCATTTAAAAATGATAGAATGCATGAGCCGAGGAACACTTTCACCACTCATCCCTAATCTGCTCTTGATACGTGAGACCATCAACATTTTCACTACTCTTACTCCAAAGACCAAAAGCATCTACTTTTACTTTTGACCTCTTTTCCAGATAGCCTGCTATGGCTCTACGAATGGCCTCAGCTTCAGAAATATTCTCTGCTTCACAAACCTTAGCAAGTTCGTTTACCTGCTCATCAGGTATATCCACTAGTATTTTCATAGAAATCCTTACAAGGCATTATGATATGTATAGGATGTCGCAAACATATGTGCATAACAAGTTTTCTTGAGGTTACTTAAATAGGTATGAAACTTAAGGGGAGAATCTTTCAGGGTATCTAAACGGGGGGGTAACTCTAGACCACGTATTTACTGGGCTACAAGTATATTAGAGAAAACAATGCCGCGCTTTCATCTGAGGAGGAGGAAACCGTTCAAGCCCTTGGTATATCTAGGCTACAGCGGTGATAGCAAAATTTACAGTTTCTTAGGGCTTAAATTTTTGTGCATTCTTCTGGGGGTAACTCCTAGCCCAAACCATGTCTGGGCTATACGTATATTAGAAAAAACAAAGCCGCGCTTATCGTTAAAGGGAGTTCAGGTGAAAATTTTTTATTCTTACTGATTACTTAAGGAGCTGATTAAGAAATGACTTATCTCACTTAAAATTCTTTCTACACCACTTACTACATCCAGAAAGTTGATTGAAAAACAACCAAGGGATAAAATACCGCACCATTTTTAAACCTGCAGTTTCCCTTTGATACGGAAATATCTAGGAGTAGTACATGAGTTCAACAAACAGTCCTTATGCCGCACCCAACTCAGATTTATCACCAGATACTTATGGTGAAGAAGGTGTTTATGAACTTCCAAGATTCAGTGCATGGGGAGTTTTTTTCTTAACTCTAGTTAGTTTTGGGCTTTATTATTATTACTGGATGTATAAAAGAACAGTTGTAATTAATAGCGTTTGTGATGATAAAATATCAATGCATATACCTTATATTGTTATTTTTTACGGCATAGTAAGTTTTATATATGGCTTATATCAAAATTATACTATACATACTGGCTCATATATGCCTCAGTTTCTTCTAGTAGAAGCTTTTATACATATTATTTTTCTCATCTTAGCTGTTTTCTGGCTATATACAATTAGAAATAGGTTAAACTATATTTTTCAAGCTAATAAAACTGATAAATTCTGGATAAGTGGAATACTTACTTTCTTTGGAACAATTATTTACCTCCAGTACAAGATGAATAAAGTTATTGACCACCAAACACATAGTCTTAACCAAGAGTTTAATGAGCTTAATGTTTCTTAAACTATTTAAGTAACTCGTACCCCCTCGGTGAATATTCCTAAAAACCAGTTTTTTAACCAACACGCTTACCGAGTGGGGCACAGATAACCTTTTGCAAAGACCACAACCGGAAAAGGAAATACCCGTTGCGGCTTTTCGGGACTCCACTGGATTGGTTTTCCGTTGTACTTCAAACTGGCTGCCAAACATCGGCGTTATATTTCCAAATTGGCGTTAATATGAAAGTTTTTATAAATATTGTTATTGGTTTATTATTTTCTGTTTTTTTAGTCATTACTATTGGTTATTGGCTCTATTTAGACTATTGGTATCGGCAAGCAGTCCCAATAAATATAGGTTTAGGTAGCAGTATTTCGATAGTCACTGATTCGGGAGTATTATCTGGTTGCGGAATAGCCGTATACGAACTCGATGAAAAAACTTATGATAAAATTAATAAGGAAGGAATCAATTTCTTCTCTTCTTCAATGCAGGCTAGAGGCCATAATGATAGCTATTATGCTTATAGTGAATGGAAGGAGACGCCTAGAGAGGATTGGAAACGTCCTGAAAACTGGAGTTATCAGCTACTTTGCGGTGGAGATATAAGTGAGAAATTGTTTAATAAAATCTTACACGGGGGACAGTCAGCAGGCTCTTTTTACTCATCTAAAACCGCCGCACATTTAATGGTATTGCCTAATGAGAGACTAGTTGTTTTCACATACTATGATTAAAAATATAGCTGATTAAAGATAACTCCAAGCTAGCTAACTGTTAACTTGGAGTTTATCTTAAAAATATATAAGTTCAATACGGCATAGCTAGCACGACCCCTTCATGGTGGTCAAACGCAAGGACAGCTCCACTTGATTCAAATACAAAAACTACGTCTGTATTTCCATCAACACATTCACAATACACCGTACCTTTCTCTCCCTCAACTGGAATCCCTTCCTCTATACGCTCTAATAGTTTCTGTGCATAACAAACTATAGGCAGGGGGAAATCACAGATTAAATTAGGGAGTATCAAGACCCGTCCAGTTTCATTAGCTAAGAACTCTCCATAATATTTCTGTACTAGCTGAACACTATCTAATCTACCATTAATTAATTCCCTATTTTTGACTACTGAAAGGGAGTGCATTGCTGCATGGACTCTATCAATGTTTAGTGTGCAAAAGTCATAAATATAGCTTTTAGACTCTGGGAAAAACTTATGAAGAAGCCTGATTGCCTCATTCCATTCATCTGGATATCTGCTCTTAGATTCTGGCATAGTTAAAAGCCATCTCCAGGCGGTAGCATAGTATTATTTCCACCTGCTGAATCCCCTTTTGCCCAGCCTATCTCTAGGTATCTATGAGTAAATATAGGTCCTATGACAGGTACTCCCCAAGCCAACAGGTTCCATAGTAGCTTTTTCCTTGTTGTCATTAAGTCAAACGCGCTGATTTCAATGCTAAGAATAAACGCAAAGGCATAGTTAAATACTGCTAAAATACCTACAAGTACCCAATAACCAGAAAAAGTCATACTACTTTATATCCTCATGATGCTTCAGCTTTTCATAACCACATGCAGCACACAGTTTAGCTTTTACTGTTCTAAATGGTTTTCCGCATGATGGACAGTCTTCTCCTAAAGCGCTATTGCGGTGATGCCAAATAGAATCGGGATTAGTTTCTTTAAAACCAGTCAATTCATAATATTTAATGCAGCTTGGAGTAGTGAAAGCTTCAAGTACTTCCCGTATTGTCATACCATATTCTTTACGTTTTTGAGTGATAAATTGCTTATCCTCAATAAGAATAGGATGAATTACCGCCCACTCACTCTCATCAAGCATGGGCACGTCTGTATCACATCTCCAACAATAACGTGTAATAGCCATAAAAAATCTAACCTAGCATTACCAAGGATAATTTTATAGCAAAATAACTCCCTGAGCCAGTTACCCTAAGTCCATCGTAAAGCTATAAACATGAGAGGACGCAATCTAATGTTATTGATTAATTTTAATAACCTATCCAAAGCAGTAACTTGACTTTAAAATCAAGGATGGCTGCAAGCTTCCTTTTCTCGGTGTTACTTTTATCTTTTTTTTATCCTCCTCTTTTAAGTAGTTCAGCATCTGCTCCCGCAATAAATTAAAAACATCATGCTCTGTATATAACTCATAAAAGCAAGTTCGTATTTTGTTGTAAAGTTCTTGGGTCCTGCTCGGTAAGGTTCCAAATGAATCATGAACTAAGGCCCAGTTATCTATGTAATTAGCATTGACTACAACTAACATTAAATGTGTTGCATCTAGCGAGTGCACAAAGTTAGGAGCTATTGAAGAAGCTTGCTTCTGTTTATCAATTGAGGTCCCCTGTACCTTAAAAGTAAACCTAACCTTTTCTTTTCCTAAAAAACTTGTTTCACTTCTTTTCTCTTTATAGACCCAATAATTCTGCTCCACTAAGAAGCCTATGGGGGTTTTCCATGAAATAGGCTCACCTTTTTTAGCCACTACTTTTGCAGTCTTTTGTAACCACTCCATGCCTTCAGCCGCTTTAACTACAGTTTCACACACAGCCTCATACAAAAGGGATGCAAGCAAGGATGCACTCTTAAAGACAATAGAGTTATCCTCCCATATTCGGGACCATATGGACGCACTTATGTCTTTGATGTCATTTAACTTCATTGCCTCAATCTTCGCTGGTTTAATTACTCGCTCCAGCAACTGGTCCTTAAAGCCATACTCCTTGCTCCCATAAGGAAATGTCATAACGGCACTTTTAGCTAACTTACGGCCCATACAGCCTTTCTCTCTATCATACCCATAGTTTAACCAGGCGTAGGCACAGAGCATGGTATTGTAAAGGTCATGAGCTTCTTGCTCTGGAATAGACCTCTTTGCAAGGGTCCCATCTGAGTTGCGCTTATCAGACTTAACTAACTGTCTCCATTCATAAAGTGTTTTTTTTAACTTATATTTCCGCTTATTCTTGTTATAAATATCTTCAATTTTTTCATCAATGATATTCATCATTTTTGGGTAGTCGTGTTCCTTCCAGTCTTTCCCAACGATTGCTTCAAGCTTCACATATATTTTGTCGATGACACGCTGGTATATATCCTGAGGTACATCTGCAGGGGTTAAGTTAACAGCCGCTCCTGTCTCTTCACATCTCAAGGCCATACCCAAGTGCTGTAGACCCGAACAAGAGCCGTCCAAGGCAACAGCAATGTGTGAGACGTGGTTTAAGCCGTTCTCAATGTATCCCTTCCATTCAAGAGCAGCAGCAATGGCTTGAAAAGGTTTATCCGCCTCTGTCCACTCACGGTTATCATAAGGGTTCTCAGCGATACGACAGAGCATGTCTGAGTGCTTCTTAGTCCATGCTATGCGGTCCTCAAAGGAAACCTTGTCTATCCCCCAGACATTCGCTACATGCACTGCTAGCCAGTCTACGGCCTCAGGTGAGCTTAGTTTCTCCCCTTCTGCAAACTCAAGTAAGGCTTTAACATAGTCAGCTCCTTGAGGGGACAGGGAGCCATTTGTCACTGGATAAACACGACCACGGAAGTCTAATTGATAAGGGAAATAAATCTTTTCATATTTAGCGTATTTCTCAGCGCATTTTAAAGTTAAAAAAAGGGCAGCTCTTTTCGACACTAAACGTATATTTTCTTGATAAACTGCAGCAGCTTCCATTTTCCATGCAACCTTTGCCTCCTCATTTGTATCTATGTCTTTTGGTTTCTCAGGGACAGGTATTTCTGAAGCTCTGGGTAAGCCTCCAAGTTCACTATCTGTATTTGCAAGGTTTAATAAGAGGTCCAAGAGCTTCACGTTTATACGCCATGGTGTAGCTTGTATTTTATTTACTGCTTCATAGACCACAGGCATTTCGACATTAGCTAACTTTTCTAAGTATTGTTTATTCTTAGTTTTAACCAAGGTGATAGGTGCTACCTGATTAGTTATATACCCGCCAACAAAGGGGCACTGCCAAGGAAAGGGAGGAACCACCATAGGCTCATAAATAGCAGCTATATCCAGATGATAGGCGTTACATTGAGTTATCCACTCTATGCACTCCTTAGTGGGTTTAATAATGTATTCCTGAGTTTTATTTTTAACTTGTATGTCTGCCTCAATTATACCTAGCTCACTTATGCACAGCTCTAAAAGGACCTTGCCCACTAGGAGTGAAATATCCTTACACCATAGGTGTATTGGGGTCCCATTCTGTTCAGCCATGTATTTAGCTGTATATTTCTTCCTTGAATACTGACTCCTCTTATTCGCTCTGCTGAGGATGCCTTTATATAAAACTTTTTCTTCCTCAGATAGACGCGACATTTCAACTTCAAGGCTAAGCGCTTCACCTATTTTCAACGCTAAACTTGTTAACTTTGTGTGAGCGGAAATACTACTCATAATTACTTTTAGCGAGATATAAGCAGTTGTCCTGTCTTCTAACTGTTGTAAGTATGGAATTGCCTTGTGGTGCCTTCCTGCTGCCCTAAGTGATTTCTCAAGCCATGTCCGTATAGCGTCTGAGAATCTGTCTGTCATCTTTGAGACTAACCTGTTGCCATATGCCGTGTTACTCTCATCTCTTCCTTGTACGGCCTTCAGCGTACGCTTAATGTATCTATCGCGTCCTGCTTGAGCCATGCCTGCTTCAAGTCTTGCTTGGTCTTCTTCAGTACCTTTTACCCTTTGGATGTTGCTGTACTTATCCATGGTTAACCTTACTACTTACTCCCATATTCGGGATATTTCAGATAATAGGAGGCCGAGAAGCTTTGAAAGTCAGAGCCTCTGGTTGATGTGCTTAATTTTTGAAGTTAGGTTTTATTCTTATTACATTACGAGTATCCCCTCAATTTACTCCCGCATTCGGCATATTTCAGACATAGAAATCCCCTGAAGCTTCACCAAAACGCTCCATATCGAAAAAATGTTCTTGTATTTTACTACTCTATTTGATTAAAAAATAATCACCACAAACTGTTGTATTAATTAAAAATGATATGCAGCTTAACATCCACGAAACTGCTGTATAGATGAAATATTTCATTTTTTAATTAGGGATTTAAATGAAGTGAATTTATTTTTAAAATGAAACTGGTTTGATTAATTGCGTGGAATTTAAGCTCCATTTCCACGCTCCATTTTCACGCTCCAAAGAAAAGGAACGTAGGTATTTAACTAGGTATTTTGTGAGTGGTTACTAATCTGGTAAAATCCATGTGGCGGGAGTTTGGTAGACACGCTGTCTTCAGGTGGCAGTGCCCTTTGGGCGTGGGAGTTCGAGTCTCCCCTTCGGCACCATATCGCCTAATCTATTGTTTTTCCTAGGTTTTTTCTTCTCAAAGTATCCTTAATTCAAACTAACTTTGTAGCAACTCTCGAACTAATTTTGTAGCAGTTTCGAACACTTCTTGTCAAACCTTTTTCGTCTTCTACTGTCTTCTGTTTGTGCCATCAAAGTGCTCTAACTAGACTCACAGCTAGATAGTGGCTACAGGTCAGATATTGCCTAAATATGTAATGGACCAACCATTCACAGCCTGTGGACTTTATAATGAAGTGGAGATAGACCCCCTCTTGCTCTAAAGTATGTCCATTAAGCCCTGATGTGGGAGAAATAGAGACATGCAGAAGCGAACATTTAGTAGCTATGAGTTCACCCAAAACCCAAGTGAGGCAAAGGCTGCTTCCCAGTTTGGTCCCGTTTTTATTACTGAGCAAGGCAAACCAACCCACGTACTCTTAACAATTGACGACTATGAGCAATTAACTCAACTAGAACCAAGTATCTTAGATTTACTAAAGATGCCTGAAGATGAAGACTTTGATTTTGAAGCTTCAAAACTAGAAATAAGTACTAAACCCGCAGACTTTGATTAATGTCACACTAAAAGATATCATTGTGATATCTTTGCTCTATCTAGGTTTACGAGTTAATAAGTCTGATTTTTGGCATTATTAGACTTTCTGGTAAACTTTTGCTTTCATTAAAGGTTATCATTAGATTACTTCCATATTTGAATATATCCCCGCTTCAAGTCAATTACTTGCATTTATAATCAACCCTCAAAATTTAAACTTTACGCTTACTGTCTTACTATTTGCCAGTTATTATTTTTCACTTCAACATGAATATGAAGTGTAACTATGGCGCATAGAAAAGAACCAATAATCACAAACCTATCAGATGAAAACACACCTCGTACACAGCAGTTAAGGATAAATCAAAGCCTTATACAACGAATTGATACAGTGAGAGAGGTAATAGCTAAAGAATCAAAACGCAAAAAGATGGCACGTCATGATTACTTCCTTGAAGCTATCTATAAAAAGCTAGAAGCTGATGAAAACAATTATGAACTGCTCTAGCCTTACTCAAATCTAACGCTAACTGGACCACATAATTAGAAGTAGCTCAAGTACTCTCACCCCCTTGTTGTGCTATGGTTCAACACTCAAAGTTATTCAAAGGATGGAGCACCTATCAGTGTTAAAGCATCTAGTTCTATCATCGTTACTTTGCTGGTCTATAGCTGGAATAGCTGCACAGAGTGTAGATGCCAAAGAAGAGAAGCTACCAAGCGTTGAGACTTTATGTAAGGACCGCCCTACATGCAACCTTGTGGCACAATCTTCAGACTGGCCTAAAGCCAAATATGAAAAAAGCCTCTCTTATGAGATTGGTCCATTCAGAATAAATTTACCTAAAAATGATATTCAAAGATGGGTATCTAGCGAGAAAACCCAATTTGTTATATTTGATAAAAAGGCTTTGATGTTTGAGTTAAGAGAAAATCAAAACTCAATGGAAATAAAGCAATTCTTTGAGACAGCTTTTCAAAGTAAGCCTGACAGTAAAGCTTTAAAGGACATAACAAAGAAAGAAAAAGCAGAATTATTTGTATTTAAAATGATGCTTTTTGACGATGCTAAGCTGTTTATGTATGAAAAAGGACCTATGAAAGCCTTTGAAGCAGTTTCCTCTAAGCTTTCAGTTGTCTACATAACTCATGACAAGCTAGAAAATGAAGTTTTAGCTATAGACTCAAAAAACTTCACCCAAGAAGAGCTGCATAAAATCATTGCTTCAGTTGAATCTACTGTACCTACACTTTAAGGACGATATATGCCTACACCAGAGCAACAAACACTTGTAGCTGAGATTCTTACAGTTATTACTGGTGATGATTTTTTCTTAAAGAATAAGCATAAAATTAATGACAACTTTATGGTTGCTGCTGAAGACGCAATAGCTTCCTATAAAAGTTGCATTAATCACTCAGGACGTTTTGCAGCCCTTATGAAGTGTATCCCTACTGGCCCCAATGTTAGAGGCTGGCTAACGAAGTGTACAACCAACTCTTTTCAGCAGTTAAAAAGAGAGTTTGGCGGGGAGCTTTACGGGAATAAGCTGTGTTCTGTAGATGCAGGCTTCGGTATGCACTACAGAAATCTTAAAGACACCCTTATATTAGGCTTCTAGCTGACAAAATGAGCCTCTCTCCTTAACCAGATAAGTGCTTGAGAGGCTTAACAGATTATCTAAAAGCGTTAATTCTAAAGTAACGAAAAACTAAGTATTATCTACAATAGAACGTGCAAGCTTTTTAAGAGAAATACTATCTTGTACATATACTGATGCTCTTAAAACCCTACTCCTTGAAATTTTTTTATTTGGTACTAGTTCTTGTAATTTATCCGCTAGTATCTGTAGTTGTCCTTTTTCGATATCAGTCAACCTTAAAGGAAAGCTTCTACCAGAAGTTGTGTTAGGGTCTACTGGGATTGAACTCACATACTTTGGCTCTGGCTCTATTGTATCAATTGGTTCTATTTCAATTTGCTTATTCTTATTACTATTCTTCTTTTTTAGCTTATTTTTTAGTTTATCACCCATAATAGACCACTCTTTCAAGCTAAAATAATTCATGGATGTCAACTGCTTAGCAACTACAGACCATATTTCAAGTTATTGTTTAAACGCAATATCATGGCAAGAAAAGTTCTCAGGAACACCTCTTGCTCAAGAATGATTTTGGCAGAAAAATCTAAGTGCCTTTTTAATTATTCAGCAGCGTAAAAATCCCCCCCCTACCGGCTCAGAAAACTTCTAAAAACAGCAGAAACTTTGATTGTGTCCACCTTTAATAGTGCAACACTTAACTACTCTTTCAACTTTTAATATGTCAATTAATTTATAACTTAGTTGACACTCAATAATGCACATCATATGCTGTCTATTAAATCAAGAATAACATACTTAATGTACACTTTCGTATATTTTTCTATTTAGTGGACACATGTAAGGACACAACAAACATGGCTTACCTTGGATATGCACGTGTATCAACTCATCAACAAGACTTAGAATTACAGGTTAAAGCACTCCTTGAGGCTGGCGTTAAGCAGCACAGAGACTTCCTTTTCACTGATAAAGCCTCTGGTAAGGATGACAATAGAGAAGGTCTACAACATCTCCTGATGAAGGTAAGAGAGGGAGACACAATACTCATCACCAAACTAGACAGACTTGGACGCAACACATACGACATGATAAGAATCATTGAGGACCTAGACAGCCGAGGGGTTGCTGTCCGCTTTCTTCATGATGGCATAAGTACTGAAGGTCGTATGGGTAAAATGGTTGTCACTATCCTTGCTGCAGTAGCTCAAGCAGAACGAGATAGAATACTGGAGAGAACTAAGGAAGGTCGTAAGGCTGCCATAGAGCGAGGCGTTAAGATGGGCAGGAAGCCTATCATTGATGATGAGATAAAGGTTAAGGTCAAGGCTGCTGTCGATAAAGGCATTCCCAAGGCTAAAGTAGCCAAACAGTTCAACATTAGTAGACAGAAAGTGTATGACATCCTTGTTGAGCTTGGAGAGCTTGAGACTGCTTAGTGAACTCTGCTTAATTATCGCCAGTGATGCCTAGAAACAGCTTTGAGGCCAGTCTATAAGAATGCACAACTGCAGTACAACCCAGAGACAGGCCGGAAGCTTGAAGCGCCTAAAGAGGAATACGCTTTTGATAAGAGTGATAAAGACACTCCTTGTGACTTTTAGAGGCTTTTTAAATTGTGGATTTCATTTAAAAGTCTTTGATTGATAAGACACTGTGTTGTTGCAATTTCAAGCATTGCACGTGAAAGCAGAGCAGAGCGGTAGTTTGAGGACCCTTCCATTGCTTCCTCCACTTGCTTATTAATGTACGTAGCAGACTCTTCTATCTCTTGGGTATGTATATTGAGGATGTCCTGTAATGTGAGAGATTCTTTTTCTTCCTTCGTCATGTCATTTATGCCTTTCATTAGCTGCTTCTCTATTTAATTAATCCCAAGCTCAGTATAGCCATAAGGAGGAACTTGTCTTCAGTTTTGAGAGGACCTAAAACAGGAAGCCCTCATACGCAGAATGTGCGGAGGAAAAAGTGTTCATACTCAGAATGTGAGTAGGAGGTTGGTCCCCTGATTGTGGGGGAGGAAGCCTTGAGGCAGCTCTAAGACTGCCTTGAAGGGGTGGAGGAGATGACTATCCTCTTTAAATCGCTTATGTCTTGTTTCACTATTCCTACATCATTTCGCAGCTCAAGCATAAGAGCTTTAATTTCCTTCATAGCCTCTAGAGGTTCTCTCCTTTTAGAGTCAGCTTCTTCGAACGTTTCGTCCATGCGCTTCTTGAATTCTTCTGTATCTTTATCGTGAGATTTGAGTACTGTTCTTGTCACTTGCCTGATTTTTTCATTATCCATTTTCGTCTATCCCTTATTAATCTCTAACTCAGTATAGCCATAAGGAGGAACTTGTCTTCAGTAATAAACCAAGGATGCACCACATCCTGTGCTTCCTCTAAGATACTTTTATGTAACGCTGAAAAGGGAAACAAGTTGGACACCACAATAAAGCTACAGTACAACCCTGAAGCAGGTAGAAAGCTTGAGGAGCCTAAAGGAGATAATAACTTTGACACAGGCAATAGGATGGCCCCAGTGACTTTTAAATAACCTCTATTTAGTTCTTTTTTATTTCATCTAAAAGTTTTTGATTGATATGATTTTGAAACTCAAGAGACTTAATAAGTATTTCATATACCACTAAAGTTTGGTGTGAATAAGCATCGTTTTGTTGTTTTGTATTATTTTCTAAAGCCGCAAGACCACCAACTGCAACCTTTATATTTTGAGCTTGAGCATCAAGTAACTGTTGAATATCCATACTCAATATATCATCTGAAAGTGTACTCATAACAATATCCCTTTGCTTAATTAATCCCTAACTCAGTATAGCCATAAGGAGGAACTTGTCTTCGGTAATAAACTAAGGATGAGTCACATCCTGTGCTTCCTCTGAGATACTTTTATGTGACGCTGAAAGGGGAACAAAGTTAGGCACTACAAAACACTTGCAGTACAACTCTTAAATAAGATAGAAAGCTTGAGGTATACCCTAATGGACACAACAAAAATGCTCATATCCAGAATGTGGCTAGGAAAGGATACCCAGATTGTGGGTACTCTCAGGCACAGAATGTGTACCCTAGTTACTTACATATAGACCACTAGACATCACTTTTTGAGACTGCTAAAAGTCCTCAACCTATGGACCATCAACACCACAACTAACACTGAATAATCACAACTAGTAACGTACTCATGTTGTGCTCTTTAGGAACAATCTGTTGTGGTTTGGTCCATTGCAAAGGGTCCGCAGAATGTGCATACCCCTAAGATAGCTTTGAGATAATCTTACAAGGCAGAAAGACTTAGTAATCAAATATAAACAATACAGCAACATATCTATTTAAACTGCAAACTTTTTTATGTGTTATATAAGTCCTGCCGAATAGCTCTCAATAATGACTCATATGCTTCATGGCGGGCATCTCTCGGACCTTCATTTGTGTCTGCAATTCTTTGAGCAAATTTGGCTACATCACCAGAACCAAAAATATGACACTTTGTTTGCCATAATGCATATGCCTTTGAGTTTGCTTCTGAAGGGGCTACAGCAGCATCATGTAACGCTGTGAGTAACCCAATATAAGCGGTCTTCTTTTCCTCATATCTACGGTCTTTTTGTTTCGACTTTTGGCTCGTAATATAGCTAACTAACGTATTTAATAAGCTACCAACCCCTAAGCCTGCAAGTACTCCTAAAATTGTATTAATTTCCATTTCCTTCCCTCATTTAACTATTACTCGATTCCGAAGTTTTTTTAGGTTGACAAAGCTGTATATTTATTCAAGCTGCCATTCGGTGCTGTAATGAAGGCGTCGGCTCTTGCCTACCAAGATCTAAACCCGCCAAATGTTTTTTCGAGTTACGCTCGGGTAATACTTTTTTTAAAGCCTTTGTAAAAGCTATCAGCTCTTTTTGTGGTTCATCCGCCATTACGATTTCTTGTACGGTTTTTATCAGGGCTTCAACTTTGAGACGTTCAGTTAGACAGCCAACAGGCAACCCGGGCTGTTTGTTTTCAAGGCG